GCTATAATTGAAGCTGTTTATGCTGATGAACCTACTCTTGAGGAGGGTTATACTGTGAAAGCAGGAAGATATGATTTTGAGGTCGACCAAGGAACTGCATTCGACGCTATTGTTGCGTACAAGCAGGAAGATGGTTCGCCTGTTAATATAACTGGCTACACAGCCAAGATGATTGTCCGTGACTATATTGGTGGTACGGCACTTTTGACGCTGACCAATGGAAGCGGTTTGACGATTGGAAACGCTGAGGGCTTTGTTCAGGTAGTGATGACAGCTACGCAAACAGCTGCTTTTACTTTTAATAAGGCGGTTTATGACTTGGAGGTTTATCCAGCTGGCGCTGCTGCGGATGCTGTGAAGTTGCTAAGAGGAACAATCACGTTGAACAAAGAGGTAACAATATGACTCAGTATATTGTCGGCGCTATTGTTCCTGTTCTCGAAGTTGAAGAAGTTGATGAAGGTGTTGACCTTACAAAAGGCTATGAAAGTGAAGCAATGCAAGGACCAAGTGCTGAATGAGTGAGGAACTGTTAAAAGATAGTTTCGTGAGCGACTTGCTCTATGAGTGTTCAACGAAGACTGAACGATTGTGTAAGGTGTTCTTCCCAGACCGCTTTTTCATGCCGTTTAGTCCGAGTATTCATACAAAGATATTTGAAATCCTTGATGATGATAGTATACAGAAGGCTGTTATTGAGGCACCAAGGAGCATTGGGAAAACAAGTATTGTGAATCTTGCTTGTCCAGCTAGTAATATCCTTTTCAGGAAAAGGCACTATATTGTACCGGTAAGTGCGAGTGCAACAAGTGCGGTTGAACAAAGCGAGAACCTTAAGAACGAGCTTATCAGCAATCCTACTATCCTCAGGCTGTTCGGTAACATGAAGAGTGATGCATGGTCACAGGAAGGCTGGGTTGTTAAGTGGAACGATGCGTTCGCTACAAAGGTACTTCCAAGGGGTGCTGGACAGCAGGTCAGAGGACTTCTATTCGGCAACTATCGTCCTGACCTAATCATCATTGACGACCTTGAAGACCCTGAGCATATTGATAGCGACGACCAACGCCTGAAAAAGAAGTTGTGGTTCTTCAATGATGTTATGAAAAGTGTGGCTATTTGGAGTAGGAAGAAGGACTGGCGTATCTTGTTGTTGGGAACAATGCTTCATGAAGATAGCCTGCTTGAGAACTTAATGGACGATAAGGGATGGGAGCATCTCCGTCTTGAGATATGCGATGATGATTTTAATAGCAACTGGGAAGATGCAATCACAAGGGAAGAGCTTATCAAGATTTTCCAGGAGCATGAAGCTCAGAACATCACCGATTCTTTTTATCGGGAGTTGAGGAATCAATGTGTTCCTAGAGGCAAAGGCACTTTCACTCCTACCATGTTTAAGTATTATAGTGAAAGGGCTGAAACAGACAAGAGCCGGATTGAAACTGTTATTTTGTACGACCCTGCGAGAACAAGTCAGAGTGATAAAGCAGCTGATACAGCGGTTGTAGCTGTAGGGTTTGATAGAAAGAATAACTTGCTAAAGGTAAGAGATATCAAGTCAGGCAGGATGCATCCTGAAGAGCAGTATAATGAAGTGCTAAGAATGGCTGTTATGTATAGAGCAGGCGCTATCGGTATTGAAACAACTGGGCTTGAAGAGTTCATCTATTATCCGTTTATTAATGAGATGATGCGAAGAAATCTTCACTTCGAAGTCATACCTTTACATGCAAGAAAGGGTAAAAACAAAGGTGAAGGTAAAACAGATAGGGTTGCAGCTCTTATTCCCTTTTATCGTCAGGGACTTGTTGTCCATAACAGCGACTGCCTTGAGGTTCCTAAACTGGAGAATCAGTTGTTGATGTTTCCTAAGAGTAAGAAGTGGGACATTATGGATGCCCTTGCTTACATAGTTGAGATGCTGGATGAGGGTGATAGGTATTTCGCTTTTATGGACGTTGAAGATTCACCAGAGGATATTGAAAAAGAGTTTGCTGATGATGATGTTGAGGCAATGCTCGAATATGAGGAGTTAGTATAATGCCGGTATTCTTACCACAAGGCGGTAGTGCAGACCGTTTTATAAATCCTGAATATAAGCAGGAAGACGTAAGTATGGCTAAGTATGAATATGCTTATCCACTTAATCTTGATCTAAAGCCAGGATCTAAGCTCCATGACGACCTTGTTAAAGCCGTGTTAGCGAAAGCTTGGCTGAGCAGGAATGTTATGAGTGGGAGATATGGGAGCTGGAGAGAGATAGATAGGACGCTTACAGCTTATATCAACCCTGATTGGAAAGCTAGAGCGAGGAATGATAGGGCAAAGATTGAGCCGGTTATTATTCCTGTTTCATACGCTGTGCTTGAGACCCTTATGACTTATATGGTTTCAGCCTTCCTTGACTATCCTATCTTTGTATATGAAGGTGTTGGACCTGAAGATATAATCGGAGCGAAGATCCTTGAGAAATGTGTTGAGGCTGATTGTATTAGGTACAAAACAGCCCTTTCGCTGCATACCATGTTAAGGGATGGCTTTGCATATGGTCTGGGTGTAACAAGTCCACAGTGGAGTATAAGGAAGAGGCTTGTACGAAAAAAACAGGCTATTGTACCTTCTCTGCAGAGTATGATGAGCCTTGATGAGGGTGACTTTGAGGAAGAAATTATCGAAGGGAATAAGCTATACAATATAGATGTTTATCAATACCTGCCTGATTCTGACGCACCTGTTCATGCAGTGCAAGACGGGGAATCCTGCGGGTGGGTGAGTAGGACAAATCTGATGAGCCTGATAGAAGAGGAAAGGTCAGGCGGGCAAGTGTTCAACATCGAGTATATGAGGCATATCAAGAATGGTATGAGTAGCTTCTACGTTACTGGGAAGAATGAAAGTGGGAGATATGATGCTAGCGGTATTGGTAGCACAACCTTGTATCAGAGCGTTGCGAAGGCGGTTGATGTTGTCAGTATGTATATGAATATCATACCTGAAGCATGGGGCTTAGGTAGTGGGAAAGAGCCGGAGAAATGGCTGTTTAAGGTAGCTGGTGATTGTATACTTATCGGGGCTTTTCCAGTTGGTTTAAATCATCAGATGTTTCCCGTTGCTATTAATGCTCCTGACTTCGATGGTTATAGTATGTCACCTATATCAAAGCTGGAAACAACTTATGGTATACAATCAACTGTTGATTGGCTGCTGCAAAGTCATGTTGCGAATATTAAGAAGAGCATCAATGACCAGATTGTTGTTGACCCCTCACTTGTGAATATCAATGATGTTAAGAACCCAACAGCTGGGAAGATTATTCGAAAAAGGAGAGCTGCTTGGGGCAGAGGTGATGTTATGGATGGGATAGGGCAGCTGAGGGTTACAGATGTCACAGCTGGCTTTGTCAGTGAGATATCTATGCTATCAGATATTATTAAGTATACAGCAGGTGCTTCGGACTCTCTCCAGGGAATCATCCAAAAGAGAGGGGAGAGGGTTAGTGCGGAGGAAGCTGGTGGAGCCAGGATGAGTGCGCTATCAAGAATGCAGAAGATGGCTCGTATAACCAGTGAGATGGCTATGTCTGACATTGGCTATATGTTTGCCTATCATACACAACAGCTCATGAGTAACAATACATATGTTAAGACTGTTGGAGAGTGGGAGCAGCTGCTTATTAATGAGTATGGACCTGCAGCAGCAAGAATGGTCGTACGACCTCGTGACCTTAATGTGAGGTTTGATGTAGTGCCGAAGGATGGAAGCATCCCAGGCGGGGAAAATGCCCAAACATGGGTTGAGCTGTATAAGGTTGCTGCTATGAATCCTTATATCTCAGCTGGTCTTGACATGCCAAGGGTCTTCAAACATATAGCAAGGATGCTTGGTGCGAAGGATATTGAAAAATTTGAAAGGATTGGAGCTATGCAAATGCCGAATGAACAAGTGTTGAATGAGGCGGATAAGGGCAACCTGATTCCGCTTCAGGCAGCTGGGCAGGTGTGATGATGAGTGATATGAAGGTAAGCAAGGAAGAAATTGAAATCTTTATGGCTCATCCGGTCTGGCGTGATTTCATGGAGTGTGCTAATACGAGGCTTATTGCCTCAACTAACGCTCTTGTGAATGAGTATGGAATTGATAAAATAAGGGAGCATCAAGGAAGGGTCAAGGAGCTTTCTTGGATGCTTATGTATCCCAAACTTCTCATTGATGAAGTTAAGCAGGATAACGTTGTAAAGGAATCCATTAGGTTAGCTGAAGAAGCTGCTAGGGAAATGGAAGAAGAAGAACAAAAAGGAGTATAACCATGAAAAGAAACATTTTAGACGAATTGACATTTACTGAGCCGGTTTCTGAGACACCTGTCATACCAGCTGAACCTGTCCAACCTGAACCACCAGCAGTAGAGCCTCCAGCGACTCCACCTGCTGAACCGACTCCACCTGTTGTTGAGCCAGTGCCAGCACCGGCTGCTCCGCCTGTTGAGCCTGTTGAGCCTGTTACACCTCCAGTTGTACCGCCGGCTGTTCCAGCTGCTGAGGTACCTGAGGATTATAAAGCAAAGGCTGATTTTTTAGCGAAGGAGCTTGAGAGATTACTTGGTTTAAAACCGATTCCTGCTACATCTGCTCAGCCAGCTGTCCCAGCTGCGCCAGTTGCGCCAGCTCCAGTGGTGCCTGAGGTTATTGCTTTTTTGAAAGATGATGATGAATTTGTTGAAGCTATAAATAACAGGGAAAACTTCAACGCCCTGTTGAACAAAGTTTTCCAGCAAGGTCGACAGAGTACCCTTAAGGATATTCCAAGCCTTGTCGGGAATCAGGTTGAGGAAAGAGTATCAATAACGCTTGCAGCGAAGGACTTCTACGATAGAAATCCTGATTTGGTTCCACATAAGGGCTACATTGCCCTTATAGCGAATGAGTTGCAGGCTCAGCATCCAGATTTCGGTCTGGACAAGCTTCTTTTAGAGACTGAGAGCGAAGCGAGAAAGAGACTTGTAGTGGCTAAGCCTGTTACACCAGCTACCCCGGCAAAACCAGCTTTTGCAGCACCTCCAAATGCAAGACCTGCTACTCCAGGGAAATCGGCGAATCCGGTACAAGCAGATATTGATGATATGTTTAAAGCGATTAATGGTTAATTAGGAGGTTCAGAAATGAAATCTTTTCTTAGACAAACAGTCGAGAAAGCAGGGTCAAATGTATTACATTTGACTTCCAGTGCTACTGTGACTTCTCGTGTACTAAAGCCGTTTGAGAGCATTGTGCAGTGTATCACTGACGGTTCGAACGCACTGTATATTGTGCTTCCGCCTCCTGCTGATGTTGAAGGTCAAATCTTTGATATCGCAGTTGTGGATTTTGACACTGTTAGTGTGTATGTATGTCAGCATAACACACCGACTACTCCTGTTACAGGTGGTGATTTGGATACTGACGGTGATTACATTACACTGTACAGCAATGGTTTTGCATATCGTACATTGGCTGGAAACGGTTCTTAACAGAGGAGGTGTAAAATGAGTTTAGTTGGACAACTTCTCCGTTTTGGTATCAACATCAGCAATGAGCAGATGGAGGTTTATCCTCATCTTATTGCAAATGGTGGACTGTCGGTGGCGATGGGTAGAGGGCGTGTCTATTACGTAGACCCGGCAAATGGAAGTGATTTCAATGACGGGAAAACGCCGAGACGGGCACTTGCTACTATCGCTGCTGGCTATGCAAAGCTTACAGCTAACCGACATGATACACTTGTGTATCTAGCTGGGGCTACAAGTGCTTCTATTGTTGATACATTGGACTGGGCAAAGAGCTATACCCACTTTGTAGGTATTGCTGCGCCTGTCCCCGTAGCTCAACGAGCACGTATTTTCAATAGTGGTAACACAACAGCGAGCACCCCGCTGTTGAAAGTTAGTGGGAGTGGGTGTATCTTTAGAAACCTGTATATCTTTCAGGGAAGTGCTGTGGCAACTGTTGGAGCTGTTGAAGTGACAGGCTCTCGAAACTATTTTGAGAATGTCCATTTTGCTGGCATCGGTCACGCAACTGCAGCAGCAGGCGCTAATGCCTATTCGCTGAAGATAACAGCAGGTTCTGAGAATATATTTGTTGGTTGTACCTTTGGAGTTGATACTGTTAAAAGGACAGCTGCAAATAATCAACTATGGATTTCTGGGGCTGCTACTCGTAACGAGTTTAAGGATTGCCGCTTCTTGTCGTATGCTGAAGTGAATACCTATACTCTTGTGAAAACAGCGGGTGGACAAGATAGATATACCATATTTGATAACTGCTGGTTTTATAACTTCTGGGAGAACTTTGTAGGAACTCTACTGGAAGCATGTGACTTAACAGTTACAACTACATCGTATACGCTGTTTATTAATCCTTCACTGTTTGGTATTGCTGAGCTTGATGCAGGTGATGTAAGTGGCTCGTATGTAGCTGGACCTGCAACTGCTGCTGGCTGTGGTATTGCTGTAACTCCTACAACTTAACAAGAAAATGAGGTGAACAAATGGGTGCTTTTTTTGGAATGCGAGGTACCGGCGATTGGGCAGCTAATGAGGTCCTCGAGAACTATAGACAGGGTATTCTCAAGTTGTATCCGAACGGGTCAACTATCCTGACCGCCATCACTTCGATGATGCCGAGTGAGAAGAATGATTCCTGTGTGTATCACTGGTGGGAACAGTCTCTGCCTGCTCAAGGTGGGACCTTTACAGCTGGGCAGATATACACCGATTCAGCTATGACTTCGGCATATGTAAGTGGTGGTCTTGAGGACGCTATTCTGTATGTTAAGGTGGCTGAAGCCATTGCTGATGAGTTTCGTCCTGGGTTGAACTGTATCTTAAGGGATGCCAGTGATGTCTATGTTGACTGCGCTGCGAAAGTTAAAGCGATTGATAAGAATGGAGCAAGTAGCCGGATTACTGTGAAGCTGTTAGAAGCTGATGATGGTAGTACATCACATGACTTGAGTGATGCTGATACCATTTTGATAACAGGTTCTTCACAGCCTCAGGGCTCACCAATCCCGGACGCTGTTGCTTACAATCCTAGTCGAATCACCAACTACAGTCAGATTTTCGAAACGTCGCTTGACCTGAGTCGAAATGCGATGCGTCAGAATCTGCGTACTGAAGATGCTTACAAGAAAACCAAGGCCGACGCTCTTGAAATGCACGGTGTGCAGATGGAACGTTCCTGGATTTATAGCATCCCGACTGAGAAGACCGGCGATAATGGGAAGCTGGAGTATACAACTGGTGGAATTAAGTGGTTCTTGAAAACATACGCTTCGGCGAATGTTCTTGATTATACGCTTGATACTGGTTCGTATGCCGGTAAGACCTGGCTGGAAGGCGGAGAAGATTGGATGGATGATTCCTTGGAATTGTTATTCAGGTATGGCTCTGACCAGAAGTTGTGTCTGTGCGGAAGTGGAGCTCTGTTGGGTATTCAGAAGCTGGTGAAAAGGAATGGTAATATGCAGCTTGTCCCAGGTACCTCGATTGGTTATGGTATCAAAGTGACCAGCTGGATTACAAGCTTTGGTGAAATCATGCTGAAAACGCATCCGTTGCTGTCCTATCAGCCAACTGACCGTTACAGTATGATTATCATTGAACCGAAGAATCAGCTGAAGTATACCTATATCGACGATACCACTTTCAAACCTGATGAAAACTTCATGAAAGGTGGAAATAGCTCGATTGACGGTAAAAAGGAATCCTGGCTGACTGATGCCGGACTGAAAATGTTCCACCCCTCCAAGGGCATGTTGCTCTATGGTGTCGGGCAGGACAATAGTGTTGCTTAATGTTAACCTTGGTAGGAGCGCTCGGTCATGGGCGCTCCCGCCAAATTTTGTTGTGAGCGTATGAAATGACATATAAAGAGATAAGAACACAATTCATCAAGATGACTGGAAGATTCGACCTTGTTGTTGATGTCACTGATTATGTTGACAACGGAGCGAACTTCTTTATACAGGCCGGTCTTAGATACCTTGACCGGCGCATGTCGCATAGCAAGACAGTTGCGAGGTATCAAAAGGATATATACGCAGGCGAGATTGTTATACCAATGCAGTACTGCAGAGTTATCCGTGAAGTTTGGCTATCCAACGCTGACGGAAAGTCACGTCTTACAAATAAGACAAATACATGGCTGAGGAATGAGTATGGTGAAGATGTATTCACTCTTGGTGATGCGCTGACAAGCGGGACGTTGACGATAGGTGAGCGTTATTATATACAGACCTTTGTAACCGATGATTCCTTCACAGGCGTCGGTGCAGCGAGCAATGCTAGCGGTGTCTTCTTTACAGCTACTGGCACAACTCCAACGTGGACTGAAGGTTCAACGTTACGTCTATTGACGTTCGCAGTAGATAAGGGGACACCGCTATACTGGGCTCAGGGAATACAACGACTTTCTCCATCTCAATATAGCTCATTTCTACCAAGCAGCTTTGATATACAAGGCATAGTGTTTGGGGCTGAGTACAATAAGAAGTCCATTATGATTCTCCCTCCGCCTGATGGTACTTTTACTTTGACAGTGTTCGGTGATTTCAGCGATATTGTTTTATCATCTGAGAGTGATATTTGTTTCTGGAGCGATATGTTCC